GCTGTAGCAATGGGATGGGAGCAGAACGATACGACAATTCAGATTCCTATTGAGTTTACATATGATGATATGATGATTGATAGATCGTCAGCAAACAGTTCTGATGTTAATAAACCGAGAACTCCCGTAGGTCTCTTCACAAGAATAGCACAAGCAGCATCTATTGTTGGAGTGATAAATACAATCAGACGACCTAGAAATATACAAGATTTGATTAATCAAGGAACAACAATCCGAACTCTAGGAAGAGGCCTCGGAGTACTTTAACGGAGTGATTTAAACTATGGCATTACCTAAAATTGATACCCCTACATTTATGCTTGAGCTACCTTCTACAAAAGAGAATATCAAGTATCGACCATTTACAGTCAAGGAAGAAAAAATTCTTCTAATGGCAACACAAAGTGAAGATGGAAAAGAAATTAGCAACGCAATCAATCAAATCATTGTAAACTGCGTTGATGATCTAAATCCTAAATTTAATTTAAAGAACTTGACGATGTATGATACGGAATATATTTTTCTAAATCTCAGGTCTAAATCTGTAAATAATATTATTACTCTTACAGTGACTGACCCTGATGACGAATCTGAACACGAGGTTGAGGTTAATTTAGATGATGTTAAAGTTCAGTTTGACCCAGATCACGAGAAGGAAATTGTCATCAACTCTAACGTCACATTAATAATGAAAGACCCAAGCTATGATAATGTTTCTGTAGAATCCTCTGATGATATAGAAAGCAATATGTCAATCGTTAAAACATGTATTGATAAAATTTTAGTAGACGATGATGTTGTTATTCTAAGTGACCATACTCAAGAAGAGCAGGATACTTTTATGGACTCTTTATCATCAAAGAACATGCAAGATATAATGAACTTTTTAACAACATTACCGAAAATTAGTCACGAAGTCAAATATAAAGTTAAAAATAAGAATAAAACCATATCAATTGAGGGGTTAGCTAGTTTTTTTATCTAGCGATGTCCTATAGTGATATATCAAATTACTATAGGACTATATTCTCTATGGTCCAACACCATAATTATTCAATAACTGAACTTGAAAGTTTAATACCATTCGAACGTGACCTTTATGTTGAAATGTTAGTAGATTATATGGAAGAGCAAAAATTACTACAACAACAAGGATAACGTCAAGTGTCTGAAGAAGAAACGAACACCGTCACCATTGACGCAGCGGCTTTGCCTGGTGCTGATGCAAATGGTGACGGTCATGTCTCACAAGAAGAGATGGATATGTACCTTGAGTTCAAGCGTAAAGAGTTAGAAGACGCTGATGCTCGTAGAGATGCAATGAGGCAGATGACTTGGTTTGCTTTGTTTGGAATGCTTCTGTATCCGTTTAGTATCTTCTTCACTTCGTTATTTGGTGTAGACAAAGCAGCAGTGATTATTGGTAACATTGCACCAACATACTTTGTAGCAATCTCTGCACTTGTTGCTGCTTACTTTGGTGCGAATGCATACAGTGATAAGAAGGGTAGTAAACCACCTAGTAAACCATCAACACCTGTTAAGAAATGACTTACTTTAAACATCATTAGCGATAAAGCTATTATACAGTGTTTGAAGAAAAAGTCAATAGGAAAATAGAAGAAAATGGCTGATGCAACATTAAATGACGTAATCAATACGATGAAAATCGAAGGTCTGGTGACTCGTACTTCGGGCACCAACTCTCTCAAATCTGCCATTACTGAAATAAAAGGTGTTCGTTCAGACTTTAAGAGTTTCTTCGAATCTTTTGCAGAAAATAATCGCAGGCAAGCACAAGCAGCGGCACTTGCTAACAAACCAGCAGCCGGTGGTGGTGGCGGTGCGTCTCTAGGTGGTGGGGGAAAAATTAAACCAGACTCCAAAGACAAAAAAAGTTTAGGTATGCTGGGTGGGCTAATGAGTCTCGTTGGTGGCTTGGGTGCTGGCATTGGTGTCGGTCTAAAAGGCTTTGCAATGGGTCTAAGTGCTATTGGCAAGACAGCGCCGACGTTCCTTCTTGGCGCTGGCGCACTTGCGCTCGCAATTCCGGCAATTGGTGCCGGTATTGCGGGTGCAACATGGATTTTGGGTAAAGCCCTTCCTACCTTTGCAGAAGGGTTAAAGTCTTTTGAAGAGTTAGATGGTAAGAAAATTCAAGATGCTGGACTAGGTATTGGTGCGCTTGGAACAGGATTAGCAGTCTTTGGTGTTGGTGGTGCAGCAGCAGGCATTGGTGGTGTACTTGGTGCAGTTGGTGATGGAATAACAAGTTTCTTGGGTGGCAAAACACCATTTGAAAAAGTTATAGAATTTCAGAAGTATAAGTTTAATACGGCATTAATTAAAAGTAACGCCGAGGCTATGATATCCTTTTCTAGTGCTATGGCAGCGGCTGGTGGTGGCGCTGCAATTTCTGGTCTAGGAGGAGCAGTTGGTGCAGTTGGCGATGCTATTACAGGATTACTTGGTGGAGAAAAAGGATTACCATATGATGAAATAACAAAGTTTGAGAAAGCCGGTCCATATAACACTGAAAAGATAAAAGCAAACGCTGATGCATTTGTCGCATATTCTACTGCCATGGCAAAAGCTAAAGGTATCGGCGCAGGAGCAGCGTTGTTGGGAACCGTTGGTGCAATTGGCAATGCCGTTACAGGATTACTTGGTGGTTCAACAGAATTACCTTATGCTCAAATAAAAAAGTTTGAGAACGCTGGTCCATATAACAGTGAAAAGATAAAAGCAAACGCTGATGCATTTGTCGCATATTCTACTGCCTTGGCAAAAGCTAAAGGTATCGGCGCAAAAGCATCGTTTTTAGGCGCAGTTGGTTCAGTATTTGGCGCAGTCACTACATCACTTGGTGGTTCAACAGAATTACCTTATGCTCAAATAAAAAAGTTTGAGGAAGCGGAATTTAATGAGCCTAAAATTGTTAAGAATGCTAGTGCGTTAGTATCATACTCTACTGCTATGGCAAAAACTGAAGGTATCGGCGCAAAAGCATCGTTTTTAGGCGCAGTTGGTTCAGTATTTGGCGCAGTCACTACATCACTTGGGGGAGAAAAAGGATTACCATATGATGAAATAACAAAGTTTCAAGAAGCAAAATTTGATCAACCAGCAATAGAACGAAATGCTAATGCAGTGGTGGCGTTTTCAACAGCGATGAGTAAATATGCTGGCATAAAAGCCGTAGCAGACTTAAAAAATATTGGTAGTTCTATCGGTGGCGCTATTACTGGTTTGTTAGGACAAAAATCAGCAGAGGATAGTATTCCTTATGCTCAAATGGTAAAATTTGGAAAACAGAAATTTAATAAAGAAGGTATTGAGACTAATTCTCTTGCTTTAACTGCATTTGGTGTAGCTATGTCAGATTACAGTAAAGTAGCACCTAAGACTGGGTTTGGCGATGTGATGAGTTCTTTATACGATGGAGTAATGGGTTTCTTTGGTGGAGGAAAAGAGTTAATTCCCTATGATGATATCAATAAGTTTGCCAGCACACCACTTGATATGGAAGGAATTAAAAAGAATGCGTTGGCTGTATCAACCTTTGGTCAAGCGTTTAGTATGTTTGATGGTAAAAATCTAGCTTCTTTCGAAGATGCTAACATTGATACAGCCGCAAAAGAAATTGTCAAAGCCGTCGAGCGATTGAATAAGTTAAAAGATGGCGAAGTCGATAAAGCAGCAAAATTTGTCGCAAAACTCGGTGGAGCATTTAGAGGAATTACTGGCAGCCAAGTTGGAGAAATGTCTGTAAGTCAACAAGGTGCAAATGGTGGTGGATTAGCTGCTGTTAGTGGTGATAGTATTCAGCAACAGATAAATGGTGGCACACATTATCATGGTCCAGTAACACAGGCTCCATCTTACACTTCTTCGAGTCCGGCACCTTCTAGCGAACAGGGGCTACCCGTTGGTTTCTAAACAAAAAAAGGGGAGCTAAAAAGCTCCCCTTTCTCTTAGTCTTCAGCCAACTTCTTGAAGAACGATAAACTATCATCATCCTCATCATCATTGGTCATTGCCCACGACGGCGATGAATCTTCAGTCTTGCGTTCAGGAGCAGATGCTTCCTTGAACTGAGGCTTGAAGTCCATCACCGCCGGCTCGTCTTCCTGGGCGGTCGTTTTGGGTGCGTGTGAACCGCCATCAAGAGCGAGTACCCGATAGAGTTTAGTCTTCAGGTCATCATAGCTCTTGAAGTTCTTAGGATCGACGAGTTCTTGTAGGGAGTGCTGCGACTTCCAGATACGCTCCATCTCATCATCATCAGTGAGAAGAGGACTAGCAGAAGAGAAGTCAGAACGATCATAGTTACGATATCCTTCTACATTACGAATCTTGAGATTGAAGTTTGCGCCTTCCCAAAAGTCAAAAGGATTCACCGGAGTCTCATCTTCAAACTGAGGATTCATTGCTTCGTTCAGCTTGTCGAAAATCTTCTTGCCATACTGATAGAGAAAGACACTACCTTCGTTCTCAGGTTTGGCGGAATCCTTCACGATATAAACGTTAGAGTAATATTTCAGACGGCGCTTCTGCTTACGAGCAATCTCCTTATCAGAGTCAACACCAGAGTTCCAAAGCGTAGAGTTGTACTCAGACACTGGATCATCTTGACCGATTGATGTAAGGGAGTTCTCAATATACCAACCACCTGGACCTTGAAAGCCGTGGTCCCAAAGACGAACGAAGGGCATATCTTCTCCGTCAGGTGCTGGAAGGAAGCGTAGTACAGCATAGCCATTACCAGCCTTATCTACTTGAGGCTTCCAGATACGGTCATCACCGTATGTCTGCTTTGCTTGATTACCGTTCAACTTCTGAAGTTGAGCGTTTAGCTTGTCAAAAGAGTTCTTTTGAGTCTTCATTTGTGCGAATGCGTTCATGTATATTTTCCTTGTATGTGCGATTTATCCAAAACGATCAAGCAATGTTTGTTTCATTACTGACCTATCATATTGTAGAAACGGTTTGTATTTACTACTCTTAGAGTATACAACCTCCCAGATGATTTGTAAAGCTATTTTTGAGTTCCAATGCTTAAAAATATCTAGAACGTCGTCGAGTATAATCAGCGATTCCAGTGAAAAACGTTTAGCAATAACTTCGTTTAACAATGGTGGGTGCTGACCATCTACCACTTTAAAGTTAGAGTCAAAATCTTCGTCTAATGTTCGTATCTCCTGTTTGAAGTGATATGATAGCGATTGAATCTTCTTCAACCACTGCTTATATATATCGTCACTTTCGGTTGTTAGCAGGTCTCCAACCCATATCTTCTTGTCAGAGTTGACCATGTTAGCAACGATATAATTC